TTCTTTATTTATTTCAGATATGTGATACTTTGCCATAGTATCACTGTAAGATAAATATAATATATTGGCACTGCCTTGAATCTTTAAACTTCTCCAAATACTAAATGCATGCCCTAATATAGTAGATTTAAAATGTGCTCTTGGTAATATGGCTAAATAATTAAGACCATCTTCAATACACTTTTCAACTTCTTCAGTTAATTTACCCACATGCCATGCTTGAAAGTATTCTGGATGCTCAAATCCTTGAGACCATATATCCCTAGTAAACTCCCAAAAACTACCTACTTTATACTTATTACTTTTTTCTAGTTTTTCTGCAAGTAGTTCAAAGGCTTTGTCATATGTTGTTAAATCATCACTCATTATCTTTTGATGCCATCAATACTTTCAATTTAGCCGCTATTTTTTTAATTAACTCTTGGTCTTCTATTTCTTCTACTAGTATATTAACTACATCTTGTATAAACTGTACATTGATTAAACCCTCTGCAACTTGTCTTTCACCTTGTATACCTATGTCTAAAGCTTTTACCGCATCAAAAGCTCTTTCAAAAGTTAATAAATCTAGTTCTCCTGCAGCTTTTTTTCTAACAGCTTCATACATCTGCTGATGTTCGTCTTGCATTCTAGCAAGTTTTGTAGATTCATTCTCTTGTACCTTTTCCATAGCTTTAGCTTTCATTTCAGCTCGCTTCTCTTTCCAATCATCAGTTCTAACCCAAGCATACACAGTTTGTTCATTTACAACTGTTCTATGCTCTGCAGATATTTGTTGTGCTATTTCTCTAGCAGAATAGTCCTCTGTTAGATATAATTTAAATGCTCTATCTTTTATGGCTTTCGGAAACTTTTTAGGCATTACATGTACGCTGCATTAGACCAGTTTGTATCTGCGTTCCCTGATTCAATGCTGCCTCCGAATGGACTACCATCTGACTGTAGAAATTTACTAAAGTCAACATGTGTGTTATGTTTATTGCCAGCAGCATTAAAGCACTCAGGTACTTTATGTTTTATACCACCAGATGTTTTTATTTCTTTATATTTTATTGCAATCTCAGCTTTATTACATATGCCTCTTATCATTGCATCTTTCGGACCGAGAGGTTTATACTCTGGGTTTTCTAGTAAAGTTGCTATGGTTCTCTTCGCTCCTTCAGGTTGTTCATTGTGCATACATTTATAGTAATCACACCACACAACCTTAGCATACTTTGCTTTGAACTCTTCAGCAGTCATGCCTTTAGGTAACTTATCTTCTATTTTATTATCTTTAGATTTAGGCTTGTCGTAAAAGTGAACTGTATGTTTTCCTTTTCCGATTCCTGCTTTCCTATATCCTTTTGGTGCTGCCATCTTATTCGTTCTCCTTATCTTGCCTTAATCCATACAATGCAATACAAGCTGCATCTGCATGGTCTTGTTCATCAAAAGTTTCTTTGTCCCATTTATTTGTTACATATTCCATTATTGTACTTTTTGCTTGACCTTTCTTAAATACTGTAGTATCTTTTAAAACTTTTTTCCATTGTTGAGGTTTTGTGATTAGACACTTTATATCATAATGATGTAAAAAATACCTTATTGAATACACTATAGCAGTAATAGTCCTAGTTGACAAGGGGTTTTGTATATAAATTGTATCTTCTACACAGACTAACTTAGCATCTTTGAAATTAGCTAACCCTTCATATAGTTGGTCTACTATATCTAAAAACCTTGCGTCTGCTGTTTTTAGTTTAGAATCCCATTTGTATTTATCTATTAATTGTTCCTTGCCATCTAGCACTACGATATGCACAGCTTTAGATGAACAATCTATCCCTACATACTTTTCCATTTATTGTAAAGGGATATCTTCTTTTATGATTTGTCTGTCAGTTAATTTATTGTACACTTTATCTTCTAGTGTATCTCTTTTAAACACAGCTACAGTAGCCCCCACACCGACTGCGAGTGCTCCTACCACTGGTAGTGTCTTTACTATATTCTTGACTACATCTTTGCTTGTCATTATGTCTCCTTTTGTTTATTCTGATTCTAATACTTTCATGCCTAGTGCTATAATACCACCTGTGCAACCTGTAGCTATCTCTGTGTAGCCGAAATATACACCTACTGCACTTAAAAGTCCGAGCACTATAATAGCAAGAAATATTTGAGGTCTTAGTTTTCCCATCATATTAATTTCCTCCTATTATTATTATACTCAAATTAATCATTTCCCTGAGTTCTTAATGCTACTATTCTTGAAACAGTTGCCCAACACTGAGTATATAATCTAAGTTGTGCATCTAACTTGTTTTTAATCGTAGTCACATCTATCAAATCTCTTTGGAGTTGTGCTATGCCTTCATTGGATTTCATTATAATACCACGACATTCATCCTTAGTTGGTTTCCTACCTTCATGTGATGCTAATAAGTCAGCAAAAGCTATGTTGTAATTTTCAGTAACCTGTGCTTCTATCGCAGCTCTTTTAGTCTCAATGTCTGCAACACGTTGTTCTAGTTGTCCTTTAAACCCACCATAGATTACTAAATATTCTTCTAGTTTTTTATTAGATGCGTGGATTACATCTATGAAATCTAAATTAGCGTCTACGTTTGCATCCATAGTAATATTAGGTATGCCCGTTTCTTTCATAACCTCTTCGGCTAATTGTAATGCTCTTTTATAACTCCATTTTTTTTCCACTATCTTTCTCCTTTACATTTACAATACCACATACCCGTGCACTTTGTAGGTGCTTCTGACATGCTCATTATATTCTTGCATCTGTCAAGTATATCAGTCCAAACCTGTTTGTCAACATCTACTTTAAAAGCTTTTAATTTTTGGTCATTTTTATTTTCATACATGACCACACCATAATTTCTATCAGTTAAATTAAGATATATTTGTAACTGTATCATATGTTCGTGTTTTGGAGCTTCTTTTAAATCTCTAAAGTCCTCATCTTTTATGGTCTTTAATTCTAGTAAGGCTTCTTTATGTTTATCATGTTTTACTATAAAGTCAATCCTACCTGATATTGGAGGGTCTTCATTCTTCACAGATATTTCATCATCTATATAAATATCAGCTTTCTTCAAATACTTTTTCATGCGGTCTTCAAAAGTCCCCCCGTGGTCAAATATTCGTTTTATTCTACCATCTATCTCATCCCAATCTAATAGACCATTGTAAGCCATATATAAATATCTATCACAAGGATTACCAAATAGTGATGGATAAAATTTACCTTTACTCGGTGGTCTATTCTTATATGAGATAGCATCATCAATAGATTTAATTAACCATCTATCTTGATTTTTAGTTCTGCCGCTAGACTTTTTAGCTTTAGGCTCATTACTTATCGCATTGTTTATAGCTTCAATTCCTGCCATAATCTATCCTTTATATCTTTGTATGTCTTTTCTTCAAGATGCCAAACCTCTTCAAATCCCATGTCAATTATATCAGCATCTCGTTTTGCATCTCGTTTTGCTAAATGCCCAAATGGACCATCTGCTTCTATTATAACATTCATTTCAGTTATAAGGAAGTCTACAGTATAGTTTCCTATGGGCACTTGCCTAGCATAACGAAGTCCTGTTTCATCAAGAACTTTTGCTATCAGATTCTCCTGTGGTGTAAAACTTTTCGGTCTCACTCTTAAATACCTCGTAGTCATCAGGGTTTTCTTTGAACCAGTCTACTACTTTATTAATACCTGCAACTTTGCTAGGCATTTTTTCGTAGGTGTACCAAGCTCCTGTTTGTTTGATAAGACCATACTCTAGTCCTAATCTTACATAAGTTTCTACTATATCTACTCCACCTTCTACACGGAAAGGTACAACTACCTCATCCCACTTCTCTCCACCAAACTTATCCTTTAATAGTTTTACTTTAATTTCAAAACCTACTCTATTAGTGGATGAAGCTGGTTCATTTATCCATCCACCTTTGGATACCTGCATGCAACAGTGTGAAAAGAACTTTTGCCCCTCTCCACCCGGCATAGTTTCCATAGCAGTGACTGGTCCCATTGCTCCCCTAGTCTGGTTGATAGCAACTAAAGAACTACCATATGTTAGGTCTGGGAGTAACCTAATTAACATTTGATTCCATGTTCTTGATTGCCATGCAATGGGACTATAGTCGATTCCTTTATCATTGTTAAATATATCTGCTGGTATTATACCTGCAGCACTATCTAACACGATTAAATCTACACCACTTCGTAGTCCTTTTTGTGCAACTGTGAATGATTCTTCTGCAGTGGCGGGGTCAGCAACTAGTATTTTAGTTATATCTACGCCAACTTTTTCCATCCATGCTGGGTCCCAAGACTTTTCTAAGTCTATCCACATAGGTACTCCACCTTCTTCTTGCACCGACTTACACAACTGTGATGCTATATAAGACTTACCAGATGACCATCCACCAAATAAAAGAGTAAATCTTTTTCTTGGGATACCACCATTTGTAATCTTATCTAACTGTGGGATGTTAAAAGGTATTCTGCCATAAGCAAAACTTTCATCATCTCCACGCTTTGTAGCAAGTTTTTTATCGTTTAATAAATCATTAAATATTG